AGACCCAGAAAATAGCTTTCGGGGTTCGACCCCAGACCCAGAAAATAGTTTTCCTATACTCAGAGTAAATAATAACAGAGTAAATAATAACAGAGAAAAAGAAAGAAAAGATTCTTTTAATGATTCTCAAATAGAAGCCGTTACCATTTTTGAAAATCAGATACATCCCATATCCAGTATCAGTGAAAAAGAAAATGTTATTAGTCTTATTGAAGAATATGGGGCAGAAGATTTTATTTCGGCCACAAAGGAAGCCGTTAAAAGAAATGCACGGACGATCCATTACATCAGTGCTATCTTGCGGAACTGGAAGGAGGAAGGGAAGAATGGGAATCAGCGAGCAAACGTTGGCGTTCCTAAAATCAAGCTGTCCGATGATATATCGGAAGCTGTCGAGCGCAAGCGTCAAAGAATCTTGCGAGAAATCTTGCCCCAGTATGCAAGAGGAGATAGCGGCAAAGCAAGCGACATGCCGTGATTGTGATGGAATCCATTGCGGACAGCCCACACGGGGATTCTATCCGAGATACGTCAAGGATGCGTGCGGGGAAAGAGCCGTCATGACTATGTGCAAGATTGAGCGAGCCAGGCGCAAACAAGAAAAAATTGACCGCTTAATGAAAGGGGCTGGCTTACCCCCTTACCTTGACGGCCTTACTTGGACCGACTACAAAGAGCGCACGGCGGGCCTTGCGGAAGCAAAGGCCATTGCCCAAACCGTCGGAGGAGGATGGCGGGGCGGGGTTTACTTCTACGGTCCTAAAGGGACAGGGAAAACCATGCTAGCCTATCTGATTGCAAAGGAGCGGTTAAAGAGCGGCACCCCTACGATGTTCGTGTTTGTCCCTGAACTGCTCGGAAAGTATCGGGCTGCATACCACGACGAAAGCATGGAAGACCCGTCAAAGGTGGCAAAGGAAGCTGACCTATTGATATTGGACGATATAGGAGCAGAGAGGGCAACATCTTGGGTTGCGGAGCAATTAATGGAGCTGATCAATTTCCGCTATTCCAATAGGCTTCAAACAGTGTTCACGAGTAACTACTCACTGCAGGAGCTGGCCGAGCACCTAGCGAAGAACGGGGACACGGTGACGGGCGAAAGAATAGCGTCCAGAATCATGGGAATGGCGATGGCGGTCCCTGTGATGGGAGCAGACTGGAGGGCGAACGAATGAACAGAAGGATTGGGAACGAATGCTACAAGGTCCGCCCCGTGTCGGTGCTGCTGATTTACCCAGACGACGGGGAAGAGCTGTTCATTGCTGTCGATGATGTCACCGAGGTTCAGACCCCTCTTACTAGCTGGGAAAGGGGTTGGATAGGGTTAAAGGGCCGTCTTCGTGGTGATGCCTTCGACGGACCTAAAATAGTCGCCTTGGTCGCTTGTGACGGCTTTCAGGCGGTGAGGAATGATTTTTACAGCCAGATTTTTTCAGGCCAGAAAAAAATAAAAATACGTTGCAAGAAGGACGATATTAAGCTACGGGAGGTGGGTTAATGACAATCCATGACGCTATCATGATGGCCACAAGGTCAGAAATCGTGAGAGTATTGACAATGGCGTGGAAAATGAAGCACGAATTTACGTCCGAGGAGCGGGAAAGAATCAAAAAAGTGATGAAGCAACCGAGGACGGTGACAGGGTTATACGACGAATGCCTCTAGGACTTCCAAATTTGAGCTGTGAGAAGAGAAAGGACGAAATAGGTAAAAAGTATAAGGCTCAATCAATTAAGCCAAAATAATGCGAGTAGGAGCGAAAAAAATGAATAAGATCATTCTATTGGGAAGGCTGACAAAAGACCCCGAAATCAGAAAGACCCCGACGGATAAGAGCGTGTGTACTTTTACGCTGGCGGTTGACCGTCCTTTCAGCGGACGGGATGGGAAGAGAGAAGCGGACTTTATCAGTATCGTAACTTGGAATCGAACGGCTGATTTAGCCTTTGAATATCTTACGAAAGGGAAACGGGCATTGGTTGAAGGGCGGTTGCAAATTCGGAGCTACGAAGCAGGTGGCCAAAAACGTTGGATTACTGAAGTTATTGCGGACCGTGTGGAATTTGTTGAGGCAAGAGAAAAAACCTCTCAGAACGCAAATGCGGAAGCGAGAGGACCAATGGAGAGCATGGGAGATGCTGCCTATGAAGACATCCCGTTTTAAGGGGGCGTGAAGATGAACAGCAACATGAAGGGAAAGAAAGGGGAATTGGAAGTCGTGCGTCTATGCTGCGCCGAAGGCTATGAAACTCGGCGGTCGGCGCAATACTGTGGGAATAGTCCAGAAGGAACTGCCGACGTGGTGGGACTTCCAGGCGTCCATATCGAGGTGAAAAGGGTTGAACATCTTAATATTGACGATGCGCTGGCACAGGCGGTTAGGGACTCGGGAAAGACTACGGGAAACATTCCTGTAGTCTTCCATCGAAAAAACAACACGAAATGGAAAGTGACGATGGACGCACACGAGTGGTTTAGGCTGTACAGGGAATGGGAAGCTGGGAGGAACGAGAAATGAAGGACATTGCGAGGATTGAATGTGCGTTGATTGATATTAAGTACGAATGTGGAGATCGAGAGTGCAAGTACTGCCCGATGCGCACACGCTATGGGGAATGCGTGATTGAGGTGCTAGACGACGGAGGCCCGTTCGCTGACCAAGCGTATTCTGAATGTGTGGGCAAAACGGGGAAACGGTTGCTAGATAATGTCGACAAGGGAAACGCAGATGGGAAATATACGAAAAAGATTTTGGCATTTATGAGAACTGCGGCGTTTCCGAGTATGTGGAATATGAACCAGTGGAGGGCAATGTTCAATGAGGAAGACAAGGGGCAAAACAAGGACCAAAACGAGAAAGAAAAGCCTCAAACGGTTCCCGACATGATTCACCTCCCTGACCGCTACACTTGGCGTGACTGCGGGGAAACGCTTGAATTGATTGAAAAGTTCGTAAAGAATCAAACGGACTCTTATTTAGCGTTTTGCGAAGGGAATGTTATCAAGTATCTCGTAAGGTATCCAAAGAAAAACGGTGTTGAGGACCTCAAAAAGGCCCGTGAATACCTTGCCCGCATGATCGATTATTTGGAGGGCAAGGAATGAGCGCCCTGACAGCTGTATATTTTATTCCGATGATCAAAAAAAAGATGCTGCTTATCATGCAAGGACCTTCCATGTGACTGGGAACTGCCAAAACGTCATGAAGAAAAATTCCATTAAGGACGAAGAAGCGGTGATGTTTGTTACCGTCGAGAACGAATGAAGGAGGCAGAAACATGAAAAGCAAGGTTTTGTATTTCCCCCGGGGCGTGGAAGTAAGGATTACGCCCAATTCTGTAGTAACCGATGAATTTCGGCAGCAGATCCGTGACTCATTCCGAGACTACACATGGGGGACCCACGAAGATTACCGTTACCAAGACAAGCTGTCATACATCAATTTAATCCGAGAGAAGAATTTCAAAGTTGATGGAGGGCATCTTATACATGAGTACATCAATAGCCAAATATGGAATCAAGGCGAATTTAGCCTGGACGATTTCAAAGACTTTGAAACCCTTGAATGGCTCATCAATGAAGGCGTCGGCAGGAGCCTGAAAGACTGGCACCATTGGTCCGGTGACCATCATCTTGATGAACCAGCTTGCAAATTTGTGCAGGCGGCCATTGAGGAAGTCATGAACTATCCGGAGACTGACGAACCAAAGAAAATCAAAGAAGGGGGCAAAGACCATGACTAACACTAAAAAACGTCGGAAACTGCTGTGGGGCATGCAGATGATGATGAGAGACATCAAGCTGTTCCACGGGTGGCATGAGCCGCTGCGCAGCTACATGAGGCTGTATCAGCCAAACGGTGGAGAGGGCATCTATCGGATCCACATCAGACGGATCATCAGGGAGGTGGATGCAGAATGACGACAATCCTTTTTAACCTGGTACTTCTGGCGCTGGCCCTGGATCTTATCATCTGGGGCATTGACCAGGGATGGTGCCTGATCAACCGATATAAGACAGGCAAAAAGCTTAAGCATGAGCTCCTGACCAAGTGGTGGCTTGATCTGTGTCAGGAAAAGAAGACCGAGGACGAAGCCCAAACGCAGCGTGCAGATGAAATCCAGAAATGGGGGCAGAAAAAGCCCAAGGTCAACGTGGTCCCACTTTGGCAACATAAACACGAAGGAGGCGACAGCGATGGTCATGCATGAGGGCATCAAGGACTTTTACCACCGGCAGCGAGTCTGTTGCCGGTGTGGCAAGATATTCCGGATTCCACCGATTGGACAGTATCCGTACAGAATCAAGCAGCATGGGCACAGCATGTATTTCTGCTCCGAGAGCTGCAAGCGCAAATATCTAGAGGAGGCGGGGAAAATGAAAGGATGGAGAAGGGGAACGTATTTCAGAAATGCCAGGCCATGCACAGGTGGCACGCTAAATGAGCTTCGGGAAATCCGGCAAGACTTCAAGCGGTTCAAAAAGCTGTTATCTGGTGCAAGGGGCTGGAATTTAAGATGGATCGGAAAGAAATACCGGTTTGTTATGAGGAAGAAAGCATGGACCATGTGCGTGGAAGGAAAGGAGAAAACCTCATGAGTAAAAAGAAATGGCCGTGGATTGCTGTGGATGTGAGCGATGTTTTATGCGAAGAAAATCTTTATCTCCTGTTGAGACAGTGCGAGAACGGTGTCCCCGAAATCGAATTTTTGTATGATAATGAGTTCGACGCACAAGCAGAGGCGGCTAAAAGGAACGCAGAGGAGGAACAAGGAGAGAAAGGGAAAATGGATAAAAACGAAGCGTTGAAAATCATGGAGGGGCTGAAAACAATCCAGAAGCATTGCGCAAAATTCAAACATTGTGGTGAATGCGAATTTAACGATGACACTGGGTGCATCCTTGGGCAGTTAGGGAAGACGCCGGATCGCTATTGGAATCTTGATGAAGTGGAAGACAAACTTATGAAGTCAATCGAGGCCGTGGGTACGCCAGACAGCCTGTGGGAAGGAGAATGAAGAATGAATAGAATCATCTGGAGGGGAAAAAATGATGAAAAAAAAGAAGTAATTGAAGCGCTCACTGCGATTAAAGGATATTGCGACGAGCATTACTGTGGTGATTGCTGCATCAGATACATTTGTGACAACAATTTTTCTGGATTCCCCGACGATTGGGAAATTCCAGGCGTAGAGGATACCCTTCCCGTCGTCTACATTAAGCCCGTGAACGGCGGCAAGGTCCCCGAAAAGAAGACGGAAGGGGCGGCGGCCTGGGACTGCTACGCAAGGGAAGGCGTGGACGTGTATAACGGGGAAACGTACAAAGTGCCGTTAGGGTTCGCCCTTGCCATGCCGGAAGGTGTTTTCGCAACGCTTATCCCTCGAAGCATCCTGGGCCTGAAAACGGACCTTATCATGGCGAACAGTCAAGGCTTGATTGATAGCGATTATCGGGGCGAAATTTACGCTATTTACCGCGCAATTAGCCTTGAGAGGGACTTCCGTTCGTATCTTCCTGACAGTGACATCCACATAGGCGATAGAATCGCACAGATTTATTTCAATGAACCCGTTAATCTGGTCGTAGTCTACGACGAATTCCCCGACGAAGTTAGGGACACTGAGCGGGGCGAAAGCGGGTTCGGGAGTACAGGGAAATAGTCCGAGGAGGCATAATGAAGATTGAGCAAACGTTTGCATGTTACCGAGTTGTAGGAACGGATTACATGATATACAGAGACGTACAAAACGGAAAATGGGGCGTAGCCGAAGAAAAAGACTCAGTTTACAGACCGAAAGAAATCACAAAATGGCATGATACATTGATTAGAGCAGAATTGGAAATTGAAAGGAAGATGCGGAAATGTTCGTAAGACCAGACCCACCAGAAGAATTGGAATCACAGCAGGCGCATATTGTAGCGCTGCAGAGTGATTTGAGCAAACAATTTTTAATTGCTGAGCAGCAGATAAAAGAAATCGACGGCTTGAAAGGAGAGCTTTCAAGGGCGAAAAGATACAGCGCAGCCCTTGCACAGAGAGTCAAGGAGTTAAAGGAGTACAATGGCAAGCTGAGGAAGGCAAATCGAGAAATGAGCGACATCATCAGTTGGCTGGACAATCAATGTGAGGACGCACGGCAAAGAGTTAAGGCGTTAGAAGGTAGGAACGATGGAGACGAGAAAGACGAATCCACTTGCACGGCAAGAAGTTAAGGAGCTTCAAAAGATGCCAGTGCCAAAGTTCAGGGCCTGGATGTATGAATATTCTAAACAAGTGTTCGACCTTGGAATTGCGGAATGCAAGGAAATATTGCGTTCGAAGTTTGGATTTGGTGAAAAGAGATTGAAGCGGTTTGACGATGCAATGATGGACTTACAGCGAGAAATAGCAGGAATGGGGGAAGACGGTTAATGTGGAATGATGCATATTTTACAATAGTGGACGATTACTTAAAACGGTACAATGCCTTGACGGTCCGAAAGAATAACCTTGAGTCTGAAATGGCCGAAATCGAAGAGGTGTTGAATCAACTACCAGTGGCAAAAACGACCAAATACGGGTGGAGCGGGGGGCGCGATGGGACGTGGGAAAAACCCAGCCCGCAAGAAGCGTATTGCGACGAGAAAGAACGGGAAGAAAAGCGGTTGGCGAACAAGCGCATTGAATATGCTCATGTTTGCAGTCTTTTAGAGAGAATTGACAGGTCCGTCGAAGCACTGCCGAAGTGGCAACAAGAGATAGTAAAGAGCCGTGGCATGGAGCGGTTATCATGGCAGTCCGTGGCCTTAAAAATGGGGGACGGAGGAAACGTTGGGCGGGTGCGGTCCGAATACCGGAAAGCAATGATCAATCTTGCGGACATGATTCTTCCTGGATAAAAATATGTTTGTGTTTTATGAGCTCCAATTTCACACATAGTTCACAACTTTCTTGAGCATGAACTGAGGGAAAAACATGGTACAATAATAGCGTGGACGAAAGGGTAGATGTGTCCAAACCTCCCTCCTGGAAATTCATGCGAAGGAAGAACCCCCCCGAGAAATCGGGGGCTTTTTCTTGCCCAAAAATGGATGGAGGATGGATAGGAAGGAGAGGGAAATGGATATTGTGAATTTAAAGCTATCCGAGATTAAGCCATACGAGAACAACCCTAGGTACAACGACGATGCCGTGGACAAAGTGGCAAAATCTATACAGGAGTTTGGGTTTAAAGTCCCGATTGTAGTCGACAAGAACGGCGTGATCATTGCAGGCCATACGAGATTGAAGGCAGCCAAAAAGTTGGGCATGAAAGAAGCTCCGTGTATCGTAGCGAAGGACCTGACGGAAGAGCAGGCAAGGGCCTTTAGGCTTGCTGATAATAAGACAAGCGAGTTCGCTTCGTGGGATGACGAGTTATTGCGGGAAGAATTGGAAGCGATAACTGGAATCAACATGGGTGAGTTTGGATTCGACTTGGATGAATGTCCATCGGGGGGGGACGAACCATACACAACGAAGGTAAACGTTCCACAATACGAGGTGACAGGGGCCAGTCCAATGCTTAGTGACTTGGTTGATACGACGAAAACGAATGAGCTTCTAGAAGAAATTGACAATGCTGAAGGGATAACCGAAGAAGAACGGCAGTTTTTGCGAAAAGCGGCAATGCGGCACCTAAAGTTCAATTATCGGCACGTAGCTGAGTACTATGCAGGAGCAACACAGGCCATGCAGGATTTAATGGAACGGTCGGCGTTGGTCATTATTGATTATGAAGATGCAATTGCAAACGGATATGCGAAGCTCAAAGAAGCGTTGGAGATTGATCTAAATGAAGGGGAATAGAAGATTTGTCGTGTTTATCCTTAGCCACGGGAGGCCAGACAGCGTACACACGCTGAAAACGCTGAAATCACTTGGCTATAGCGGAGACTGGTTAATTGTAATTGACAATGAGGACGAAACGGCGGAGCGTTATTACCAAAATTTTGGACGGGAAAAAGTCGTGATGTTCGATAAGCTGGCTATCTCGAAGACGTTTGACACAGCTGACACGTTCGAGGATAGGCGGACAATTGTATATGCAAGAAATGCGTGCTGGGACATTGCGAAAGAACGTGGATACCGCTATTTTCTGGAACTCGACGATGATTACACATCTTTTTCGCACAGATACATGGAGGACGGGCGACTGGTCAGTAAAAGCCCGAGGAACATCAATTCCATATTCACGGCGATGCTTGATTTTCTAGACGATTCTGGAGCGTTGACGGTGGCGTTCGCACAAGGTGGCGATTACATAGGCGGAAAAGACGGTGGGAACGTAAAAAAACGGCTATTAAGGAAAGCCATGAATTCTTTTTTCTGCGATAGCGAGAAGCGCTTTGATTTTGTCGGGAGAGTTAATGAAGATGTCAATACATATACGCTTCTTGGGCAGCAGGGAAAGTTAATACTAACGCCTATGGACTTCATGCTTAATCAGTTACAAACGCAATCAAATAAAGGCGGAATGACTGGGACGTATCTAGACAATGGGACGTACGTCAAATCGTTTTACTCCGTCATATTTTCACCGTCGTGCGTAAAGCTGTTCATGATGGGCGATAAGCATTACAGAATCCATCACAAAGTGGAGTGGGGAAATTGCACACCAAAGATATTAAGTGCGAAGTGGAAGAAAGGTGAGGGGGATGGCGGAAAAGAAGAAAATGGGAAGACCTGAAAAGACCATCAGTCAAGCACAGTTCGAGGCGATGTGCAGCATACAGGCAACGGAAGAAGAGATCTGTTTGGTGTTGGACGTCCAACCGCACACACTCAATAAATGGTGCAGAAGGATTTACGGCAAAACTTTCTGCAAAGTTTTCAGGGAAAAAAGAGCGTTGGGGCATGTTTCGCTACGGAGAAAGCAATTCCATCTTGCGGACAAGAGTCCTGCCATGGCCATTTTCCTCGGGAAGAACTACCTCGGCCAGAGCGACAATCCAACCGCCACCGTAGAGATTTCTGATGTTCCCGTGTTCGTCGGGGAAAGCGAGATTGAAGAATGAAGACGGGGAAACAGATATTTATGCCAGACATTGTAGGAAAGCATTATGGAGCGTTCTGGCGATTCAAGGGGCGGTATCGAGTCGTGAAAGGGAGCCGAGCGAGCAAGAAGAGTAAGACGGCGGCCTTGTGGTTCATTTTTAATTTGATGAAGTATCCAGACGCCAATTTACTGGTGGTGCGGAAAGTCTATAGAACACTTCAAAACAGCTGTTTTTCCGACCTATGTTGGGCAATTCGTCGTCTAGGGGTAGAGCGATATTGGAAAGTCACGAAAAGTCCTCTAGAGCTTATCTACACTCCGACAGGACAGAGGATTTTATTCGTCGGGCTGGATGATCCGCTGAAAATCACGTCAATCAGTGTACCGAAAGGGGTCCTCTGCTGGATGTGGCTTGAAGAAGCGTACGAAGTCACTGACGAGGAAGCTTTCGACCGACTAGATGAGTCAATTCGTGGGCAATTGCCTGAGGGCCTGTTTACCCAGATTACAATCACGTTCAACCCGTGGAGCGAGCGGCATTGGCTAAAGAAACGTTTTTTTGATGCTGAGCCGAACCCAAATTTATTCACGGCGACAACGAACTACATGATGAATGAATTCTTGTCTGATTCGGACTTAGCGTTGTTCGAAGCCATGAAGAAGAATCCAAGGCGGTACAGAGTGGCAGGGCTTGGAGATTGGGGCCTGACTGAGGGCCTCGTATACGACAACTGGGAAGAGAAGCTATTTAACATCGACGAAGTGAGAAGAAGGCGGGGCGTTCGGTCGGCGTTCGGACTTGACTTTGGTTACACGAATGACCCGACGGCCCTATTTTGCGGGCTGATAGACGTAGGCTCAAAAGCCATTTTCGTTTTTGACGAGTTGTACGAGCGAGGACTCACGAACCACCAAATCGCAGATGAGGTTAAAAGTCGGGGATATGCGAAGGAAAGAATCGTTGCGGATAGTGCCGAGCCTAAATCCATCGCTGAGCTGCGAGGAGATGGGATTAGGAGAGTAACGCCGAGCCGAAAGGGCAAGGATTCAGTTAATCACGGTATCCAGCTGATTCAAGACTTTCATATATACGTCCACCCACGATGTGCGTCATTCCTTACGGAAATCAGCACGTATTGTTGGGACAAGGACAAGAAGACGGGAGAGTCAATCAACCGCCCAGAGGACTTCAACAACCATCTCATGGATGCTATGCGGTACGCTGTTATGGATGCCGTGCGTGAAGATGGATATTCATTCAAGTGAGGGCCGACATGTTTATTAAAAATGCACTTAACGCCGTCTTTGACGCTATCGTACGCAATGGAGCGGCAAGCGGCATGAACGAACTGGAATTTCTGGAAGAAGAATTAAAGAGATGGATGGGAAGCAAGGAACGCCTTGACATGAAGACAGGGCTTGCGTACTACTCGGACCATCAGGACATTGAGCGGAAGAACCGAAGGGCCATTGGGCCTAACGGGAACCCTGTCGATGTCCACAACCTTCCGAATTTTAAAATCATGGATAATCAATACGGGATTTTGGTGGACCAGAAGAACAACTATCTTTTAGGCAGACCCGTCGAAGTGAAGACTGAAGGCAAGGAAGATGCCTACACAAAGGCGCTTGATAAGATCTTCACAGATGAGTATTGGGAAACAATGCAAGCAACAGGGGAAAATGCCATTAATTGCGGTGTTGCTTGGCAATTCGTATATGTCGGGAATGATGGGGAATTAAAAGTAAAAATGCTGCGTGGCGACAGGGTGTTACCGTTTTGGGCCGACGAGGAGCACAAGGTCCTGGATGCGGCCCTATATATTTTCCCGATAACAGTATACCGAGGGCGAACCCCTGAAACCGTGATTAAGGCTGAGTATTATACGCACGATGGGATTAGATATTTTGTTTTTGACGGCGACAGGTTAATCCCTGACAGTGAGAAGGAAGATTCGGCATATTTGACGGTGGACGGGAAGCCGATGAACTGGGCGGACATCCCGTTGGTCCCGTTCAAGCGAAACCGCCACGAGCAGCCGTTAATCTGCAAGGTGAAGTGTTTGCAGGACGCATTGAACCAGCTAACGAGTTGGTTTGCGGACACCACGAGCGAGGACATCAGGAATACGATTTTGGTCCTGTACAATTACGACGGCGAAAACCTTGGCGAGTTCAGGCGGAACCTGATGACCTACGGGGCCGTGAAGATCCGACGGGACGACGGGCAAAATGGTGGCGTTGAAGCCTTGCACGTCGAAGTAAATCCTGAGAACTTCCAACTCATTCAGAACCTTTTGAAGAGGGCAATCATTGAGAACGGGCGGGGATTTGATGCGAAGGATGAGCGATTCACGAGCGGGAATGCGAACCAGATGAACATCCAGGCGGCCTATTCCGATATTGATTTGGACGCAAATCAGATGGAGATCCAATTCAAGGCGTCGTTGAGGAAACTCATGGGCTTTGTGGATGCCTATTTGTCGGCGAAGGGAATCACACCGACAAGCAAAGTTGAATTCGTCTTTAATCGTGATATGCTGACCAATGAAGGCGAAACTATTGCCAACTGCAGGAACTCTGTCGGGATTTTGAGCGATGAAACAATTGTCGCAAACCACCCGTGGACCACTGACACCGCAAAGGAACTTGAGCGGCTCAAAAAGGAGCGTAGCGAAGCCTTGGAGGGCATGGACCAATTCCCGAAGGGTGAATGACCATGGACAAGTATTGGGCCGAGCGGTTTGAGCGGTTGAAGACGCTAGAAATGCGAAAGGCTGATGACTGCTCTGCATTGCTGAAAGACGTTTATGAACAGGCACTTAGACAGTGCCAGAAGGAAGTCGCTGACTGGTACGCACGATATGCGAGCGTGAATGGGATTAGCCTTGCGGATGCACGAAAAATCCTTGATGCCAAAGAGTTGAAAGCCTTCAAGATGGACCTTGACGAGTTCAAGGAAATGGCATTGCGTGATGATCTAGACCCAGAAACTCTGAAAATGCTTGAAAATGCTTCCATCCGTCAAAGACTGACGAGGGCACAGGAATTATGGATCCGAACTGGAATATACGTCGAAAAAGTGGGCAAGCAGTTCGCCGTGAAGACTGACGAGATGCTGAAAGAAGCGTATGAAGACAGTCACTACAGAGCCGCATATCTGACGTACAAGGCGCAAGGCCAGTTTGAGCCGTTTGCAAGGCTACCCACCGACAAGGTAGAACAGGCAGTAAAAGAGCGTTGGGCCGCTGACGGACGGGACTTTTCAGAAAGAATCTGGCAGAACCGCAAGGAGCTAGCAGGGACCATTAAAAGAGAACTGACCCAGTCCATGATGCTGCAGGAAGGCGTTGACGGAATGAGTGAGCGCCTTGCGAAACGGTTTAACGTCGCTTGCAGCAATGCTAGAAGGCTAGTGGAAACGGAAACGGCCCACGTCACGGAGAAGGCTATTCTAGAGTCCTATCAAAGAACTGGCGTCGATGAATACGAGATACTGGCCACGCTGGACAATCGAACCAGTGAGATATGCAGGGAGCTAGATGGCAAGCGTTACAACGTCAAGGACGCAGTTCCAGGCGTGACCATGCCACCTTTTCACCCGTGGTGCAGGTCCACGACGGTTCCGTATATCCCCGAGGTGACGGAAGTCGCTGACGAAGGGGGGACAAGGGCTGCAAGGAGCGACCGCAAAACCGAGTTCGTCGAAAGCAAACTGACGTACGACCAGTGGGCCGAGAAATATCTTGGAAAGCCTCCGAAAAAGAAGAAGCCGAAGGAGGAACCGCCCTTACCGAAGGACCCCAAAGAGAGAATCAAGGCTATTGCTATTTCAATCGGATTCAAGGGCGTAACTGATGAAGTGCTAAACAAGCTGACGCACGACATTGTGGAGCCATGCTTGGGACAGCTTAAATGGCTTGATGAAAGGTTTGGAGCCATCAAGGCGGCAACCGTTGAGATTGATACGGATAGAAAAAGCCATGTTATTGCTTCTGTCTGGGGCTATACAACCAATCCGATTGAAGAGATTTTGAATCTGAATCGAGGCTTTTACGACAAAACCAAAGAATGGTTCCTTGAAAGCAGTAAAAAGGCTGTGGAATCCTTCTGGAGTATGCCGTGCTCCGCTGACAACGCCCTATTCTACAACGTTACTCACGAGTACGGGCACCTCCTAGAAAATATGATTATAGCTGAGGAAATGAAGGCGCAGGGATGGACAACGGAAGCTCCGACGGCTTTCCTTGACATGAAAAAGAAGACGGCAAAAGCAAGGTTTAGATGGTACGACAACATTAGCAAATGGACAAAAAAGAAAATCGTTGATGAAATCGTAGCCATAGCCAAAAAGAACAGTGAGGAATTTGAGTTGCTGAAAAACCTATCCCGCTATGGAAGGACGAACGACGCAGAGTTTTTTGCTGAGGTTTTCGCCAACAGTCAACTCGGAGAGCCGAACGAGCTAGGGAAGGCCATGAACGAATGGCTGAAGCAGAAAGGACTGATTAAGGATGGAAATCAATGATATTCCGCATTTCATGGACAAGGACGAATGGTATTTTTATGATGAGAAAGAACATCGCTATAAGCTCACTGAAAGGGCGCCAGAGACGGCCCGCAAGAGCTATGAAGAATTTTATAGAATTATTGAAACAGATGAAAATGACGATTAAAGGGCAGTCCGCAAGGACTGCTTTTTTATATGCCTTTTCGGCACTGCAGGCGAAAAAGAACAGGACTGCGGCGACGGGTGTAGCCGTCGAAAAACAAGCGAAGCGAGAGGAGAATGGACAATGACGAAAGACGAATTGAAGGCTCTTGGGCTGACTGATGAGCAAGCCGAAAAAATCGTGGGTGATCTTGGCAAGAACTTTGTGGCGAAGTCCCAATTTAACGCCAAACTGGAAGAACTCAAGGCCGCAAAGGCCGAGAAGGAAGCCATGGGCGGGGAACTTGACAAGCTGCGCAAGGCAAACAAGGACAATGAAGCCTTGGCGGCGCAATTGGACGAAATCAAGAAAGCCGCAAAGGAAAGGGAAGCCCAGTACAAGGCCGACCTTGACAAGTTGAAGCTGGATACCGCCGTTGATATGGCGCTGACAACAGCAAAGGCGAAGAACCCCAAAGCGGTTCGGGCGTTGCTTGACGGAACTGGGCTGAAACTCAATGAGGACGGGACCGTTGCAGGCTTGGAGGAACAGCTCAAGGGACTGAAAGAGTCTGATGCGTATTTGTTCGACACGGCGAAGATTGACGGACTAAAGCCTGGAGATCCAGGCGGAAAAGAACCCGAGGGCAATGATATGGCCAAAGCCATTGGCGATGCCTTGGGGCTGTGAAGAAAGGAAGATGAAGAATGAGCATTAACACGCTTGAAACGGCAAAGATTTTCCAGAGCAAATTAGACGAGCAAGTCGCAATTGGTGCGACATCTGGATGGATGGAGGGCAACGCACAAAACGTTAAATATAACGGCGGCGACACCGTTAGAATGCCTGAAATCAGCACGACTGGCCTTGCTAAATATGACCGTGACAAAGGTTTTAATCAGGGTTCCGTCACGCTGAAATATCGTGACTATACGATGACGCAGGACCGTGGCAGAACGTTCCAGCTTGATTCCATGGACATTAACGAATCCAACTTTATTGCGAACGCTGGCAACGTCATGGGGACGTTCCAGAAAGAATGGGTTATTCCTGAGATTGATTCCTATCGTTATTCCCGTATTGCGGCACTGGCGAAAGCTGACGGGAGAGTGCTGGAGGGTTACACCCTTGATTCCGATACCATCCTTGAGAAGCTGGATGAAGAAATCACCAACATTCAGGACGTGGCAGGAGAAAACGCTCCGCTGGTAATCATCATGTCCACGAAGTCCCGTCGAATCCTAAACAACGCCAAAGGCATTGACCGCTATATCAGAGCCGACGAGTTTGATACTGGCAAGCTGAAAACCAAGGTTAGCACTATCAACGATGTGCCTATTCTTGGCGTTCCGTCCGCACGAATGAAGACGGCTTACATCTTCAACGATGGCGTTACTAGTGGACAGGAAAAGGGCGGGTTCAAGGCTGATACTGCGGCGAAGGATATTAACTGGATCATTATCCCCCGAAACGTACCTATTGCAGTATCCAAGACCGACAAGATTAGGATTTTTGACCCCAACGTTAACCAAAATGCCGACGCATGGAAGATCGACTATCGCAAATTCCATGACCTGTGGATCCCTCACAACCAGATGAGCAGAGTGTTTGTCAACATCGGAGGTTAAGCATGGAACGGGTGAAACTTGTTAGATTAAACGAAGTGCAGTTCGCCGACACGGCCGAAAGAATGGCCGATTTGGTGTTTGCGGGGTTTGAACCCGTGAATGAGAAGAAGGCGGAAGAACCGAAAGCGGTTGAAGAACCTAGAGCAGAACCGAACGAACAAGAACCCGCCGAGGAAAAGCCGAAGAAGCGGGGCAAGAAGGAATAGGAGAAAGGCCATGGACATTGCAGGAGAAGCCGCAAGACTGGTGACGGCCTTAACGGGCGTAGAAGTTGACGAAAAACTGGAAATTCTTCAAATCATGGCGGATGTTGAGGTTGAACACGTCAAGAATTTTTGTAACGTTACGGACGTTCCTAGCGGGCTGTATGAGTGGATTATTATGGCGGTTGCTGGGAAATATATTCGTATCGCCAAAAAAACGCTCCTAGGTGATTCTGCGCTGTCTGTGGCCAAATCGGTGCAAGAGGGCGACACCAGAGTGGAACTAATTGGAAAAACGCCTGAGGAGCTGTTGGACGAAATGGCCGATGTCATGACAAAGGAGCGTGATTTAGTATGCTATCGCAAAATCAGATGGTGAGGGCGTCCCTAGAAGCGCTGTACCGTGACATGGCTGTCTTTTTCGTCGAATCCGTGATGGAAGATGAGAATGGCGTTTTGAAGTCCGTGGAAGAGCAGTCGGAACCTTTCCCGTGCCGCCTGTCGTATGAAAGTAGACAGGTCGTTGCGGTGGACGGTGTCCCAGAAATGGTTGAAGACGTTCGCCTATTTTTCGCCCCAGAGATTGAGATTCCAGCGGGGGCGAAGGTGGACGTATCCCATTTTGGAAGGGCCCTTAGATTCAAGTCAGCTAGCCGAACGGCTTCATACGGAACCCATGCGGAAATAGCCTTAGCTGAGCGCAACCGATATGGAGATGGCGAAAATGGCTGACGTGAGGTTGACCACAAGCGGATTTTTGAAGCTGGCGAAAAATGCAACGTCGATGCGGGAGAAAAAGGCCCGTGAAGCGATGGCCCAAGCCGTCGATAATATGGCCAATGTCTATTTGCGTACGGCGAAAAAGAACACGCCTGTGGGGCAAAGGTTAAAGCGCAAGGACCCGAAAACGGGGATCATCTATCGGAGCGATACTGAGCATATGAGGCGGTCGTGGCAAGTATTGGACCGTCAGAAAAAGCCTAGAAGCTGGTCCGTAACCGTGGGAAACACGGCCTCTTATGCTTCTTATGTGAACGACGGCCACAGGCAACAGCGTGGCCGTTACGTTCCGTTGCTTGGAAAGTCGCTCAGTAAAACGTGGGTGGACGGCCTGAATATGCGTGAAAAGGCGATTAAAGCCACGAAGAAAGCCAGCAATGCGGCGATTAGAAAAGCCTTGAGGGAAATAGCGGAGGGAGTGACGAAGTAATGGGGATGATGGCTAGTATTTTAGACGGGGTGGCAGAAGCCCTTAGAACCGTCAAAAAATGCCCTGTATTGATTAACGACGTCGGCCCGATGCTTAAATATCCGCTATGGCGCATTAAAATCTTGGATGATGTGGAGATTGAGCGGCTTGTGCAAGAGCGGTTCCAGTATTCCATGGACTTAGATTTGTGGTATCTGCTAAACGAGCGGGGAGAGATCCACGACGTGCAAGCTGAGATCATTGACCTGACGGACAGGCTTTTTTTCGCACTTGAGTTTATCGAAGCAAACGGAACCAAAGTCATGGGAAGCGAAATGCACTATCGCATCACTGACGGGGTGTTGCACTTTTTCTTGACGTATACATGGCAGACAGTGCGGACGGCTGAGGAAACCAAGATGGAAAGACTGAGCGTCAAGCCTAAAAAGGAGTGAGAGCATGACGAAGAAGACTGATGCAAAGAAGATGGATGCAAAGAAGATGGATGCCCGAACGATTATTGCGGCGGCGAAATGGGATCCGTACAAAAATATCCTTTGGGCCGTCCTTGAAGACGGGAAGTTATACAGTGAAAGAGAAGTTGAAGCATTGATTAAGGCTGAGCTTGGACACAAAGTGGTTCGGGCCGTGAATAAATAAGGAGGTGCAATATGGCGTTAGGTGGTGGCACTTGGCTTTTCCAAAATAAGGAATTGCCAGGCACATATATTAATTTCGTGTCCAAGGTCCGTGCGGAAGCGTCCATTGCAGACCGTGGATACGGTACGATGGCGCTGGAGCTTGATTGGGGTCCTAGTGGCGAAATCTTTAGGGTGGACGCCAGCGAGTTCCAGAAGAACAGCCAGGCTATTTTCGGATACGATTTTGGGAACGACAAAATGGCGGGGATGCGTGACCTCTTTATTAACCTCAAGACGGGGTATTTTTATCGTTTGAATAGTAATGGGACCAAAGCGACTTGCGACCTCGGAGATGCAAAATATGCAGGCGTACGGGGAAATGATTTGAGCATTGGCGTGATGGATGATCCTGACGTGGACGGAAATAAAATCGTTTACACCTATTTAACCACGGACGGCGTATTAAAGACTGTCGACAAGCAGAGCGTAGCAAAGGCCGAAGATCTTGAGGACAACGATTATATTGTCTTCAAAAAATCTGGCGAGTTGGAGAGTGCTGCAGCCGTGAAACTCACGGGCGGAACCAATGGCGATTCCGTGACCGTTGCGGACTACCAAGAATACTTAGCGCTCATTGAACCGTACTACTTCAATACGCTCGGATATGTCGGCAGTGATACCAAGGTTCAATCCCTTATGCTGGCGTTCGCAAAGCGGATGCGGGATGACGAGGGCGTGAAGTTCCAGGTCGTCTTGTATGCAGCGGAAAAGCCCGACTTTGAAGGCGTTATCAACGTCAATAAGGCGAACAAAGTCACGGACAGCGGAGCAGAACTTGGAAGTGTCGTGTATTGGCTGACGGGGGCCGAAGCGTCTTGCCCTATTAATCAAGATTTGACAAACGCCCGATACAACGGCGAGTTCCACCTTGCGTGCAAGTTGAAGCAATACGAACTGATTCAGGGCAAGCGGGATGGCCTTTTAACGTTCCATGTCGTGACTGATCCAGTCGGTGGGAACGTGAACGGGGACGTCTGCATTCTGGAGGATATCAATTCCTTCACAACCTTCTTAAAGACGAAAAACAAAGACTTTTCTCTGAACCAAAATATCCGAATTTTGGACAACCTGGCCATTGATTTTGCCAGACTCTTTAACAAAACGTATCTCGGAAAAGTCGGCAACAGCGATGACGGGCGGGATATGCTTTGGGCCGATGGTTGCAAGGTTATGGAGCAGTATCAAAAAGTCGGTGCTATCCAGAATTACAAGGATGAAGACCTTGCAAAACCCGTGCAGGGTGACGAGAAGAGCGCCGTTCTTTGGGAATTCGGAGTTGATACGGTCGTCAGCATGAAGCGGCTGTATCAGACGGTCGTTGTGGCGTAAGGAGGTGACAGACAATGGCAACTGATGCATTAAAGACCATGCGGGCAGGAGACGTTATCAGCGCAAAACTGGCAAACGCATATATCACGGTGGACGGAAATCGTTACCTTCTTTTTCAAGCAAAAAAGCTGGAAGCAAAGGTAGAAAAAGAAAAGAAAGAAGTATCCATCCTTGGCCGCACGATGAAGGGCAACAAGGGCTATTCCGCAAAGGGTAGCGGGACGCTTGAAATCTATAAAAATACTAGCCTTTTCGATGATATGATCCTGAAATTTCTAAATGAAGGCATTGATACCTACTTTGATTTGCAGGTCGTGACGGAAGACCCAACTTCCAATGCGGGGAGGTCTTCCATGGTGCTGGAAAACTGCAACATCGACGAGGCCACTATTACGGCTTTCGATGTTGACGGCGACTGGCTGAGCGATAGTATCAAATTCACGTTCGAAAACGTGAGACAGCCAGAGAAGTTCAAGATTTTGGACGGAATGCAGGCTTGATGTACAGAGCCGTGAGAAATCACGGCTCATTTTTTGTATAGGAGAAGAAAATGGAAGAAATTAAAAACATGAGGGCGTTTTACCGGGATGCGGTGGAAGTCAATAAGACGGTATTTTATCAGGCGTCCAAGCGGATTAAAGACGAAAACGGCGAACCCGTTTTTTGGGAGCTTAAAGTCCTGAGCTACGATGACATCAAGGCCACCATTGAAAAACAGACCCGTACGGTGCCTAACAAGCTGACTGGCAAGGGCGAAAAAGAAACGAACATGAATCAGGCCATGATTGATATGGTACTGCAGGCCGTCGTTTTCCCGAACCTCAATGACGCCGAACTGCAAGACAGTTGGGGCGTGGTAGGAGCCGAGGCACTGCTCAAGGAATTACTTACTGCTGGGGAAATCGCTGACCTTATCGAGGCGGTGAATGCGGCCGCAGGCTATAAGTCCGAGCTTGCGGACAAGATTAAAACGGTAAAAAACTGATCAAGGATAACGACCCAGACACGAACATTCTTTATCTTCTGTTCGTGAAATTTCACATCTTACCACACGAATTTTTCGCCATGGAGAGATGGGAACAGGCCGTTATCTACGCTTTTTGCGACGAGTACACAAAACAAAAGAAGAAAGAAAAAGCCGAGATGGACAAGGCGGCGAAAAGGCGGTGAGAAAATGGCAAAAATAACTGACACGATAGAATTGGTTGATGGTGTCTCCGATGTCTTGCGTAGGATTGGCGATAGGGCAGAGGATACGGCGAATCGGATGTTAGGCACGGCAGGG